CGTGAAACTCACGAAGGCTTACGTTTCAGTTTATAATGGCGTGCTCCAGCTTAACGTCGGCAAGTGGGGCACGATAGAGAAGACCAGTGAGCCGGTTGAAACGGCTGACGTTACCCAAAAACCCGTGAGCGTTGCCGACATCGTATCTAAATCCGAAAGCACGTCTTTCACGTGTCCGCACTGCGGCAAGAAAATCGTCGTGGGGAAGGGCTGAGAAATGCACGTGATAACCGCGCCGGAGAAAGAAATTAATGATGGCGAACAATTCGCCATTTTTTTGGCTGGCGGCATAACCAATTGCCCGGAGTGGCAAGATGACATCATAAAAATGATGAATGACGTGCCGCTCCTAAAAGACGTTACATTATTCAATCCGCGGCGAAAAAATTTTCCCATTCACGACCCCAATGCCGCTAATGAGCAGATCACGTGGGAATATTGGCATCTACACCAATCAGATGCCATTCTCTTTTGGTTCCCTAAAGAAACTCTTTGTCCCATCGTTCTGTTCGAATTGGGAGCGCACTCCATGCGCGACATTCCCATAGCGGTCGGAGTTCATCCCGAATACAAGCGAAAGCAAGACGTCGTCATTCAGATGAGCCTGAAGCGTCCGAAACTGAATGTTGTAACCAGCCTTGAAGATCTGGTTGCCGAAATCTGCGCCATCTACCGCGCGGATGAGAATGATCGGCTCAATCGAGATAGAGGCGTGAAATGATACGCCTGTACGTGTTACTTGGAATCATAGCGGGCGGCATCTGCGAGCGCGATGAGCATTGCCAAGCAGCATGTTCCATCGTTGAAATGGCGGCTTGTGATAGGTTGAGAAGCGAAATGGGGCGTTAGACATGCGGCAACAAAAACATAGAGATAGGGAGCGGGTCGAGTTCTGGGAAACGCGCTTCTACAAGATATACTGCTTGAATTGCAGGAACATGGAGTGCAACCAATTCAATAGAGACGAGTGTTCATTATACCAATGCCTATACAAGCGAGAGAAATATTACAAGGAGCCGTGGAGAGATGGGTGAAGACCTAAGGCAGAAGTTCATGAACTTTTTAATATTCTCTGGCACGGCGGGCAGGATGTTCGAAATAGAGCTTGATGCCGTTGAGCTGGCAATGCTACACGGCTTCATATTAGTCGCACTAAAGCATCCGGGCGTTCAGACGTTGCAGAATGCCGTTGCGTGCGCCGAGTCGATCTTGGACAAGATCGCAGACATCTTGCGAGATGAGGGGTTCTCAGACTCTGAAATCGAGTTGCTGAACACGATGGAGGAGGAAGTCAGATATTGAAGATCACCGCTGGAACTAGGGAATGGGCTGATAGCAACGTGAACTTTCTGCGCGGTTGTAGGAATGATTGCACGTACTGTTATGCCAAAAGGATGGCTCTGCGGTTCGGTCGGATCTCAAGCCCGGTAGAGTGGCGCGAGATGCGCGTGAATGACAAAGCCGTCAATAAGAATTATAAAAAGCGAAATGGACGCATAATGTTTCCCACATCACACGATCTATTTCCAGAACACTTGCCAGAGATAACTACCGTGCTGGGAAAGCTTCTGACCGCTGGAAATAGCGTCTTGATCACCACGAAGCCGCGCATTCGTGTAATCTATTCAATATGCGAGCAATTTGCACGTTACAAAAAACAAATGCAATTCAGGTTCACGATTACCAGCATTGATGATGAGATCCTGCGCAAGAATGAGCCCGGTGCAACAACATTCGGCGAGCGTCTCAGATGCTTAAGGCATGCCTATGAATTCGGCTTCAAGACAAGCGTCTCCATCGAGCCGTTCTTAGATGAGAATCCATTATGTCTCGTTGAAAATATTTCTCCGTTCGTAACGGAGAGCATCTGGATCGGTCCGATGAATCATGTCGCCAATTCTGCAATCTATTCGAAAGCGAACCTGCGCAACATGCACGCAGAATTGAAAGATCATCCGCTTATTCGCTTCAAGGATGCGTTTTTGAATAAAATGCAGTGAGATGATAAAATGAGAATGTACAAGACGAAGAAGAAATGGAAAATAAAATGTTTTAGATGTAGAATACCGCTCAACACGGTTGAGACGTGTTATAGAGACGGATCCGGCATATATTGCAAGTTCTGCGGTGAAGAAATCATCGCAGATGAGGGATTTGACGAAATTCAGGAGTTTCATGAACGCGATGTATCACGTCAATATCGGGATGCTTTAGAGAGATGGAAAGCGGATGGAAAGACATATCCAAAGCCATTATCTCCTGAAGAGAAACAACTACGGGATAGCCTGATAAGAAAATATGGAGAATGGTGAGATGACCGAGATTTGCGCAGAGTGCGGGTATCCGCTCGTGCTCGTGGATGAGGCTGAAGGCGTTTACTATTGCCCTGCGTGTAAAAAGTATTGGGAAGTGTGTGAAAATGGATGACAAGGATAAACTCATTATTGCCGTTGATTTTGACGGCGTGATACACCGATACGATAAATGGATTGACGAGTTCACGCTTGATAAACCCGTGAAGGGCGCACGCGAATACATGAGAAAGCTCGTGCGCGATGGGTGGTATGTGATAGTCTATACATGTCGTAGAAACCTAGATGTAGTTCGCGACTTTTTGAGAACATATCAAATACCGTTTCACTCCATAAACCACAATCCATATCAGCCCGAGGATGTCGGCAAGCACAAGATCTTTGCCCACGTTTATTTAGACGACCGCGGCTTGCGGTTCATCAATTGGAAAAACGCATATTCGAAATTAAAGAAGATTCGAAAGAATGAGCTGAAGAAATGATTAGAGTTTACATCTCGCACACGAGCGGATGCACGGGATGGGCAATGGAAGACATCATATCCGGAACCGTCTTCGGGCTCGCACACAGAACGATGGATAAGCCGTTCCGGGCGCGCGGTTGCAAGATGCTGGATTGGGATTACCGCGAGTTCATGAAAGACCCGAAGCGCGTGAAGGAAAGACACCTCAAACTTGCGATGGAGAATGACTACGAGGTGATAATGTCAATGGATCTATGGCGCGATAACATCAACGAATCGCTCAAATATGCAGATATGCTCGAAAAATATTGCGACCGTGTTCTGATTCCGGTGCATCATTTCTGTGATGACCTAGCGGGGCGAGAACTCGCATTGCCGAACGCGAACTGGTTCACCACCAATCCAGCAGTTCCTGACGAGTTCAGGGCGCAGATCACACACCTGCTGGGCGGCTCACCGCAAAGCCACCTGGAGAAGATTCTGAATAGTGCGGTGGATCTGAACGGAAACAAGATAAGATTAGGCAACATCAAGAGCGTGGACGGCAATCAGGCGTTTCGCGTGGCAATAAAAGGCAAGTATTGGACTCCGCACCGACCGTTCTGGCTGAAACCCGCCTACAGGCTTACGAACGAACAGATATTTCGGATATCGGTGTCGAACATGAACATAATATTTTCACGGCTCGGGTGAGACAATGACAAGGCTTTTCGGCGAAGAACTCATAAAAACGATGAAAGAACAGCAACGAAAATTCTGGCTCACCGGATATGAAGAAAATCGGGAGAACGGAATGCTATACTGCATCAACTGCGGCAAGGATCTTCCGAAGCGGCGGCGTAAATATTGTTGCGATGACTGCTGGACTACATTTTGGGGCTTGTATGACTCCGCGTTCGTGTGGGGGTCGATACGATGGAAAGCGATGGAGAGAGATGGTTTCAAGTGTCAGTATTGTGGTTACACGGCGCCGGATGGCAGGCGATGGATAGGACTCGAGGTTCACCACGTCAAACCGCGTTGCGAAGGCGGAACCGATGACATGGATAATCTAATCACGCTCTGCAAGGAGTGCCACAAGAAAGAGACGGGTGAGCTCTTGCGCAGGCTGGGCAGGCGTCAGAGTCCAGATCAGAAAAGGTTAGATGATTTTTTTTAACAAAATGAGTGAATTACAAAAAAAGGTTTTTAATTTTTTCACGGCCATGAACTTAGAAATTCTTCATCGCGATAGACCGAATCAATGATCGAGACGGTCAAGCAATATCTCTCAGTGATGTCATCATGTTTTTGCAGAAAAGCGGGCAATACCCGCGGGAGCTCCGTGCCATTCGCCTTGAATGTGTCCAATAATAACATGAAGATTTCTTTAACCGTGCCGTAGTCTCTCTTATCCGCCGCGAGCAGGCGGATCGTGTCGCAGAGGAACTTGCACTTCTCCTCAAACGACTCCTTTCGGCTCAATATTTTTTTAACTTGCTCGATCAATTTAATCACTCAAAAAAAAGAAAAAAAAAGCTGGAGATTAGTTCTCTTCTATCAGAAAACTGTAGAAATCATTAGTTCTCTCATATCTATCAATCGTGTCCCATTCTTCGAAATGGTGAACCTGAAGAATGGAACGACCGATACTATCTGGTTCGCCCCATGACATTGATGACTCCCGCCTTAAATGTGCGCAGTTCAGGCAAATCTTTGCCTCCCTGTTCTTTCGGAAGCCAAACTTTGCCTGACGGCTCACTTTTTTAGCATAGTCGCTCATGTTATCACGCATACCATTTGTCGATTCTATTATACGCTTTTTCTACGTTCTCGTCATTTATGAAGCGGATGAGGGCTAGATCCGCTCGGATGTGCAGTATTTCGGCATCCTCTCGCAACTTGTTAATACAGAGAAGTCGCCATGCCAAATCCTGCTTGCTGATCTGTCGTCTTTTCATCGCGTCCTCTCCAATTCGTCAGCAATGTCATTTATCGCCACGCATATTGATAACAACGAACATTGCTGGTATTTACTCGTATATAGAGCGCAGTTGTGCTCTCGGCAGTATGCAACCGCTTCGCCCGCCGACATTATAGGGCAAATTTTATCATAATTCATTTTTTATCACTTCCTTTCATCTCGGGGCTCTCAGAGCGCCCGAGGTAAAAAAAAGGGATTATTTTTGGATTAGATCTATGAGGATGTCGATGATCTCTGTGAGCATAGTTTTTATGCCCGCCAGGTCTGCGTTGTCCAGCTCTTCTTGGAACCGGAGAAGCATCTTGATGTCCATCGAGCTCATCGCTTCCACCACGCGAATTCTGAGAGCGTGGGAGTTGCAATTGTCCGCTCGAACCCTGAACTATTGCCGCGATTGGAAATCCTCACTGCTATCTCTTCGATCCCGGCGACTTTGTTGATCACGAAGTAGTGAAACTTCTGCCCGTGGTTGCCGGTGCTGGAGAAGTTCCAACCTTGCATGTAGAAAAGACAAGCATTGGCAGGCGTTACTGAGAAGCTGGATGCCGAATAGCCGCCCATCCCCGTGTGGCGAGTTTTTGTAATCGCCTTCACGAGTCTGAGATGAGCGTAGGAATTTTTAGACGTAGAGAAGTACAAGCGGATCACCTGAAGCGGAGGGTCATAGAGATTGTATCTGAAGAATGCGTTTCTGCCACTTAGCTGATTCAACGTATCATAATCAACCACGTCTTCGCCATCTAACTTGATTTTGAAGACGATACCTCTGCGATCGCTGTAATACTGGCTCTCGAGCCACTTTCCGTTGCGAAACGTGAACGTCTCGAAGAATCCCGGCTCGACATTTACCAGTGCGGCAAAGCCTTTTACGGACTTATGGTCCGTGATGATTTTCGCCTTTTTTTCCTGTAGCAAACGACGTGCTTCCTGCCGTGCCCACGCCTGGAGAGACGGATGGGAAACGAAATGCGTTTTGAGTGCTTCGGGGAGATCTTGCAAGGATTTTAGAATGACATGTTGCTCAAGCGCCGTGATGCTGTCAAATTCTTGAACTTTTATTTCTTCTTGCATTTAATCACCACTTTTCTCGGTCTCATCGGCTAGGTGAGCATAGTTATCCCTAGCCTCGCCATTCTCCGGGCAAGTCCCGCAAGGCTTGCCGCGAAGGGCTGAAATGATGAATGATGGAACGAAATAGAGCTTGCCGCGCGAGAAGATGGAGCGCACGCCCGCGAGCAGACCAGATTTCAATAAAACATCAACGTGCCGCTTTGGAATGCTCTTGATTTCATCGTACTCCGACAGCCCCCGCAGAACGGAGACAGCCGAATTGATGACGCTCACGCTCCAGCGCCCATAGAACTCCTTATATGGATTAAAAATTGAAGTAAAATATTTTTTGGTGACTTGAATAAAAAATGGGTTCGCTTGAAGCATTTTCTTTGCTTTGGGATGCGAACATCCCCACTGCCGCGCCGCCTCCGAGGCGGACATGACAATGTGCGGTGCGGGCAATTGCCTGAACGTCTTGAGGCACTCGACCTTCCAAAAATACTCGCGGATTGCCCTTCTACTCTTGAAACGGAGCCTAAGGGCGGTCTCCTTTGGCGGTACCGTGCTGGCAAGCACTATAACGCCTTTGGCATTTCTGATCTGAGTAGCAATTGCCTCCGCTTCAAGGAGACGGTCATGTTCAAATTTCTTATTTTTTTCTATCATGAGATTTTCACGTCATTCATGACATATAAAAAAAATGTCACAAAAACATAAAAAAAAGTAAATCGAAAAAATGGGAGACCGCCCCATTCGGGGAAATCTAAAAGACTATTTCAATTTGTGGGGCTGGCGGGCTGACAAAACGAATCGTTTGAGAGCGTGAGGATTTTTCAGAAAATAAAAACGCCCGCGCGCCTTTCCACTGCCATTATCGCTTGCCGGGAAGGCACGGGAAGAAAGAAATCTGTTTGATTGGACGATCAAAAAATTAGACCGTGCCGTCCTGTCGGCTCGATTGCTTGCGGGGCGCAGAGGAAAAAAAGGTTCGGAACCCAAAGGAATTTTACAAATGAAGAAAAAACCTCAGCGCCTTTCCGCCGGTTTGGTTAGCCGTGGGGGGCGGCGGGTAAATTCGGCTCGCTTCCCGCCTGTTAGCGCCCCCCTAAGGGCGAACTGTAGATTTTAGAACGGAGTTTGCGGGATTGGCGCGGCAAGATGAAAGAATATTTCAGATACGACTCCATTTTTTTCCAATGCTAAAAAAAAAGTGCCTCGCCGCTCTTTCCGCGCTCCGCCTTGGTCAGCAATGGCGCAACCCCATCCCGAAGGATGAGGAATGCCTTTTACGCGCCTACATTGGCTGACATTAATGGGGACAACCCGCCCGTTGCCATTCGGCGCCACGGGGCTGCGAAGCAGCGAAGTCCGGGATTTACGTCCCCGAAGTGGCATTTGCGGGGCTGGGTGGGGAAAAAAATTAGTGGGAGGGAATAAAATTCTAAGGGAGAAATTTAGAAAAAGGTTCCCACCGCGCCTTTCCGCTCTGAAAAAATATTTGTTCGGGCCGTATTTAAAATTTTTGTTCCAGGAGCTTTAACTTTTTTTCCTGCTCGGCGAGCTTTTTTTGAATGTAGCGTTTCAGCCGGGAGACTTCGGGCGATTCGGCAAGCCCGCGCAGGATCTCTTCCCGGATTCTCCCGCGGCTCACCGGCACTACTCATACCACCCCAGGACTGTTATTGATATGTAGTTCGTTCCTGATGTTGCGTTATACGACAACTTCTGGTCGCTGTCCAGCCCGATGGTGACGTGCCGTGCTATGGTCACATTCGTGACAAACGCGCGCACCTCTGCCTGCACGTATGTGTAGCCTTTTTGTTTAAGGGCAATCTGGTTGTTAAGCGTGTTGTCATTAACGGTTACCCTGAGCAGTGCCGCCTTTGCGCTTGACCCAACAATTGCCGACAGGTCCAAGTCGTGCCAATTGCCGTCAATCGTCAAATCTGTCTGGTCGTAGTCCTTGTTCACGTCGCCGCGTTTGACGAATATGTAGCCTTCGTTAGCTCGCTTTAATGGCTTGTCAATGGTAACATTCGTGTCTGCCGTTATGGAATTGCCCTGTAGGTTAAGGTCCTTGCTCAGCTTCACCTCAGACATGTTAAAGTCTGCGACTTCAGTGCCTCCACAGCCCATTTTTATTGACTCACTGCCATTTGTTGTCGTTATGCATAGGTAGACGTTGCTGCCTTGGCGGATCTGGAACACCTCGTTGACGTTGTCGTCGAGCAGGAGGTCGTGCTGGTTGAGGTCAAGGTCGCCCCCGAGCGTGGGCGAGGTGTCGTCCTCGAGATTTTCCATCTTATTAACTACTGAGTTGAGATCAGCAGTAGATACCGTTATGCCGTCCAGCACGTTCAGCTCGTCCGCGCTGGCGGTTATGTCGTTTATGAACTTCGCCTGCATGTAGCCGAAGTCCTCGGTATTGCCGAGCGCGTTTTTCATGGTAACCGGTACAGAGTCAAACGTTTTTGTCCCCGTGATGGCCTGCGACCCTGCAAGCTTGACCACCTCGTCATCTTTGGCGATGTTGGCGGCAGATAACGATTTGTTTTCGAAATCACCGCTCGATGATTGGTATTGCAGTATGTCCTTGTCAGCCACGCCGGATATGGCTACGTCTGTAAGGTCGTCAAGGTCGGAAATCGTGGATGTTTCGCCAGATGTCCAGTTGCCCGTCACTATGACGGTGGTAGTCGAAGTCTGCTCTTGCAGGCGCTCGCGGATCTCCTTGAAGCGTTCCCCATAGGTGTCGAGCTCTGTCGAACGCCCCAGACCGAGGTCTAATGTGGTGTGAAGCCGTCCTGCCGCATCCTGCGTCCGCTCCAGCTTTCGAACGACCAATAATCTATAGGATGTTGCCTTTCCGCCTCCGCTCGTGGCATCCGCCGCCGCCTGCGCATACGTGAAGGTTTTGGTTCCGGTTATTGATGAAATAGTGAACGTGCCGTTGAAAGAGCTGTCGTCCATATCGGAAATCGTTATGGACTCACCCGACTTGAACAGGTGCGGCTCCGATGTCGTGATCGTAACGACATTCGAGCTCCGGACCGCCCCATTTTCCAGATCTGCCGCCACGTCCACCGTTTCTATGCCCTTAAATTTAACTTTTATTTTCATTCCCACGTCGAGATCGGGGTAGTTCTCGACAGTTAGGTGAACGGATGGGTGAATGTATGAGTATCGCTCATATAGAGAGTCGGCAATTCGCAACGCCTCTTCTCCCGAGACGATCTTGTCATTATTGTAAATTAGAACGGGCAATATCTGACCGTTGTCGCCAAACTTCTGCGACTTCTGCGACTTGACGAAGCAACCGCGCTCCACGTTGCCGCGAACCAGAACCTCGCCGATTAAATGCCTCGTTCCACGATCTATTTGATAATTATTATCTATGACATCGCTCTCCTCGATGGTATTGGCGGTATATTCGTCGAAATCATCATCAACGTGAATGTGTCCGTCCGAATCGAGCCAGATATAAGATCCCGCCTCGCCTATCTCCAGAGCCAGCGTCCTTATCGCAGACCAGCCCGTGCGGTCGGAATAGTCTATTATGGTTACCTGATTGCCGTTTGCGTCCTTGAAATTCGATGCATCAACCCTGATGTTGTCAGGGTCGTATTTGGCGGCAATCTCCTCGCACGCCTTATCAAGCCTGTAGCCCAATCTCACGACATTGCCGCTAACTATGCCGTCGGTATTCGGTGTTTCCGTGGCTTGCGTGTATATCGTCTTTGTGGATACCACGTCGTCAGTTATCGCCCCGTACGCTTTCGAAAACTTCGGATAATTGAACGTGAGCTCCAGGTGCGGTGTGGCGGCGCTCCACTTCCAAAAGATTGCGTCAGCTATCGAGTAATAGCTCAAGAACTCTGGAAACGTGCAGTCGGCATCCGGAAGCATTACAATTCCGATGTAATACTCGGGGTTATACGGATCCTCTTCATCGGCTCCCACGTCAAACCGGGATATCCAGTCGTTGATTAGATCTGAAAGGTCCGGCGACGTGATCTCCTGATTGGTGGTTCCAGATGCCGCTTGCGATTTTTCATTCGTGGTGTTTGTTAAATCGAATTTCGTGAGATCATCCGCCTCATGAAATGCGGGGCAGTTATCCATTGGAATCAGGCGATATTTTATAGTGAACGCCCCTGTAAGAGGTATTAGGCATCTTAACCTTAATGTTGCATTAGTTACGGTTGATTTTATTATTTGCTTTGTAACTGGGTCTCTCTTTCGTGGCAGATCCAATCTGAAACGAAATAATAATCCATTATTGACGAGCTCGTTTGTTTTTCCCAGCACGAACCCGCGGTAGAGATATGGGAATCGCACGAGATTATTAACCTGATCGGCTATGCCGTGCGAATAAACAGAATCAAGATACAATGTTTTTGATTGGCTTCCGGAGAAGTCCACGACCAAACCGTACGGATCCACGCCGCTGGGCTTATCGTGCCACTGGTCATCGTCTGTCCAATTGGCTGGCGTGCTCTGCAGGACGAATTGAGCCGCCCCACCATTGCCGTCCACCACGGAACTGATCTTGTTTTGCCAAATCGCAGAATTAAATCCACATGGTCCCACGTTCATTATGCCGAGCCATTCTTCGCATTGAAATTGAATCCGGTTGTGGAGAATGGTCACATCTACAATGTATCCGTTAAAAAGAATGTTTGCCTCGTCATCATCAAAGATCCGAATGGCTTTGTTCTGATAGCTCCAGTACGTGCCGATCTTTTCGCCGTCAGGGTCATTCACGAAGAACACGGCATTGCCTATGTTATCAAGTGCTTTCGTGTACTTGATGTTGCCCACGATGTTATCCGGAAAATCGTCGTATCTATATACCTGCCCATCGTTCGAAGACCCATCCGCCCCCGTGTTCGAATACGTGAAAGTATCGCTATCAACGACCGTTATTTGAAAATAGCCGTTGTACGTGTCGTCCAGAACTCCAGACACCTGCACATAGTCGCCCGTGCTGTATCCGTGATTCTCAGACGTGTCCACCGTTACGACATTCGAGCTACGTGAGATCGAGTCGATCTCATAGACGTTAAGCAATATTTTTACGATCATCTATATCCAGCCGCCCAGTTCAGTTTGTTAGTGAAGTCATTAATTAGGTTTTTCATTTCATCGGATGTATATACCGATATGGCGGCAGATGTTGCAACAAACGTTCCCAATACCGATAAAGCCGCCGTGGCGGCTGCTGCCATCCCTGGATTCTCCAATACCGCAGATAATGCATAATACGTTGTTATTATTGACGAAATCGCCGAGACGGTTGATGAAATCGCCGATGAAATGATCGTCGGCACGATCCGGGAGAACTCGCCCAGCATTGCCGTGGCGGCTGACATCGTGGCGGTTATCATCGAGAGCGACACCATCATCAGCTCCCGCACGTTCACGCGCATTCTTTCGGCGCGCGCCTCGGTCTCGGCACTCATTGCGTTTAGGTTTTGCATCTCTTGCCGTGCTGCTGTTGTATCTAATGCTACATCTATGCGTACTGACACTAATATCGTCTCCTTACGTGTAATGCGTGTTGGTTACCTGCGAATATTCCGTTATGGTTGGGGTGGTACATACAAACCCGTATATCATCACGCCCACTGACCCACCTCCGACCGTGGGCATCTGCACCTCCCCGCCATCGAGAATGCAATCGGCGAAATTGAAATTGATCTTGTTGTTATCGCCCTTTTTCAATTCGAATACGAGATCGTGCAAGTTTCCCGTAAGGGAATCTTCGAACAACGTTTTGTCATTAGCGTTCTCGGCATCGGGTAGGTGGATGAATGAGCCGAAGACCTTGAGCGGTATGGCATCGTTATAATAGGGATACCGCTCTCCGCTACTTTGGTGGAAGTATTTCGGGTCTACCGCCCGTTCGAATACCAGTTGCCATGCCTGTAAGTCCGATATCGTGTTTCCATTCCACGTTTCCGTGGCATTTACATCCAGAACGAACGGCTCATCGTGCTCCGTGTCGTACGCGATCGGGTATGTCGTCAATTGCGTGTTTGAAACGATTTCGCCGAGTGCGAACGAGTATTTTACCGAAACTATCTGATTTACCATTGCATTTATCTCGATCCTCTGTATGCGGCAGTTTTTAGCCTTGTATGCGAAATCTGAAGCCTGCCCGCCGCCAGACTCGAAGTATATCGTTTGTGGGCGACCCGGGCGCGTTGTTTTCGTGGTTATCGTGTGTATGAAATTGGGGTCCGAGCCGGAGTTCGAAACGTCGCCCATTAGCATGAAGATCTGGCGGCAATCTCTGAGCTCGCAGTCGATATCTATCGAGGCGTTGAACTTGCCGGCATGTAATGATTTTAAATCATACCCGGATACGCTACGAACCTCTAAAGGGTTGTTTTGATACCTAACTTTTGTCGCAGCAGCATCCAGAATTTTTCCGGGATGATATGTCTGTGTGTCCGCGTTTATGGTGGCGTTCGCGCCGTCTATCAGCCCGATTTTCTTAATCGTGTGTCTCGTTACCATTTTTAATCAAATCCTTTCAATAATCATGTTGATGAAGCGACCATCCCTCTAACAAAACCTCTTTGGACTTCATGCTTTTGCAATCCGACCATCATGAACTCCTCGTGTATCTGTGATAATATAAATTCAGTTATGTCCGGAATCACGCGCTCGACCCAGTCTAATGTCGTCCCTGGCGTTCGGGCACGCTTGATCAATGGATTTTTTTCGCCTGACGAGAGAGATATGTATTTTGCGTGCTCCGCCAGCCACACGTATATCTGCGATAGGTTCGCAGTATCAGCACTACTCACCACGGAGTTCCGGAGCTCATACGTGATTCCCTTCTTGCGCATGTAGCGGTAGTACGGCGGTCCCATGTAAACCGGAACCTTGTGATTGTATTTAAGCCGCTGTGCTATCTCGCCGTGCCGATTAACGGCAAGCCGCAATGCCCCGAGTATCGTATCGAGCATTATTTTGGTATGTTGGAAGCCTTTTTTACCGCATAGAAAGTTCCAGCCACGTGGACGCCTGACTCCGTATGAAACTCGCGGCACGGTCATTTTGATGTTCGCCCCTTTTCTAAATATGTCTCAATTTTTCTAATGTCTTTTCGAATGGACTCTTGAGTATCCGGTCGATTTAAGACATCATTTCTATATTCACGATAAAAATTGCCTACATAGAAACCTATGAGCAACATTGCGATTCCAAATCCAAAAAATAAAAATAAATCATATAAAATAAATAACATTAACTCACCTCTAATAATTCCAATATATTATATATTTTCCATGCCCTATCCATTCTGTTATCCGATTGATCCAAATTTTGCACGATATTATTGTATACATATCCGCTTATTCTGTTTTCCTTGAATGCATTTTCAAGTCTGGACTGCGTAAGAGCAAGTTCCTCTTCTGTAGTACATGTTAGAACAAGTGGAATTAAATGCTTCTTGCGGTATACCACCATCCCTTGATATAATGCATGTGGTAACTGAGTTGTGTCCCGCTTTTTTATTTCTATCCCTGGCACCCTGATCTCCGTTATGTTTTGAACCTCAAGGATTGTACGTATATCATCTACGTAGCCCGACGAGGCGCTGATTCCGGGAGTTCTCGTTTTAACATTGAAATCATATCCGTCCTCAAAGCTCCATGCAACAGCGTCAAAATATGCTGAAGCGTCTTGTTGCACGAAGCGGCATCGATATGGTGGTAGCCCGACCGGATCCCCATCTATAACTGATAACCCCGACATGTCTACTAATAACTCACCTGATATTGTCCATATTTTAAAGCTCCATGTTGCAGTTGATCCATTGTAATCAATATAGATAATATACCACTGATCTGTGTAGTTTATTCCTGTATCTATGCCATTATAACGTATGTTGCCATATGAGAATCCAACCGATATATAAATGATATAGGTATCATCCCAAAAAAAATTGTACGCCGAATACCCCGAAGTGTTTGGATGTATTATCAAATATGTTCTAAAGCTAGTTTCACTCGTGCTAAAATCAAGCTCACAATATGAGCTTGTTCCAGTCATTTTAAGCACGTTATGTACTCCATTGTATCTACTCACAAGAGAACATGAGCCATATCTTGTCCAATCATCGAGTTCTGATGGATCATCCCACGAATATTTTCCAGAATAATCCCTAGATTGGACATGTTCCACTAAAAAACTTTTAATATCATCATATATCGTCATTTTTCATCTAATCTCCTTCCGTTCATTCATTCTATCGCTCTGACGAGATTAAATTTTTTTCCAATGCATGAGTTCATGGATTGATCCATGAATGAGTTATGGCCGTGTGAAATCACCTCAATTCATGTCGAGCAGGACCGCGCAGAGGCGGCACGCCAGATCGTCCACCAGCGCGTCGTGCGTGCTGATTGGAAGCGATTTTGGGTGCAAGCCCTGTTTTGCGAGCTCCTGCTTCCAGATGCTTCGCAGCCTTTCCCGAGCCTTTGGTCGAAGCATTTTTACCCAGTGTAATGACGTGCCCGGCGTCCGCGCACGCTTGATCTTGACGTTGAAATCCGGCGACTGCTTGCTCACCCATTTGGCGTGTGGCGCAGTCCACCGTATGAACAGCTTCCGCTTTGCAAGGTTGTAGCGCGCCTGCACGTGGTTCCTTAGCTGCTCGGTCTTGCCCTTCTTTCTCGGATACCTGTACATTGCGGGCGTGTAAACCGGCACGGTTTTATGCCCGTGCAGGAACGCGTGTATCTCGACGGCGGCGCGTTCTAAGGTTCGCCTGTACGCCTTGAAAAGCTTGAGCGTGAGAATGTGCGGCGGGATCTTGTGAAGCCCGCGCTGGCTGAGCTTGCCCCATGGCGCCAGCACGAAGCTAAACCCGACCGTAGTGTCATTGAGCGCCACGATGGGGCTTACCGAACTAATAGGTCTCTTGAGCATAGACTCCGATGTCCTCGCTTGTTTCATTCGAGATATCTGCCAATATGAGGCTGATCTCCTCGGGCAACAGCCCCGGCGGCTGAATTTTTGGGTAGCTGAAGGCGGAGCGATCCTCGGCGCTGTGCGACGTCCCGCCCTTGTTAAAGCGAAAGAGCCACCAGTTCTGAAGCCGCCTGCCGCAGTATGCCGACACGATGCTGTCCTCCAAATTGGAGTTGATCTCCGCGTCGGGGTCGTAAGCGCGTATGGCGGCGGTTGCGTCTGAGATCCACGCCGTTACGGTCTCTTGCTTCGGAGCGGTTTTCTCATCGCTATCGACCGTGAACCCGTGCCTGCTTTCTATATCAGAGTATGTAAGCGTCATTATTCATTTCCCCGTCATGTAAACGACATCAATATGTTCACCAGCGCCTGTATGAGCGGGTAGAGCATTAGTATCAGCATTAGGACTATCGTCCACATGTTTTCATACGCCTTCGCCTTCGCGCGCTCTATGAGCGTGGGCGGGGGCGGCACCGTGCTGCTGTTCTCAACTGTAACTATCTTGCGGATGAGCTGCTGCCCCATCTGCCGTTTTTCATCGTTGGATATCTCGCCGTCGTCGTGCCTCTGCTGGAGGTTCAGAAATCCGTAGAATAGGAGATCCAGCTGAACCTCTTGCATCGTGGTGAGGTCTTCGGCATATTTTTCTTTTAATTCATCGGGGCTGAGCTTGCCGTCTTTATCCTTGTCATATTTTGCCGACGTGGGCGTGGGTTTCACGTGTTCGGAGCCGCCGAGATTCTCGGTTGTCATGTCCTTGAGCTCGTTCACCTTCTTGACCAGTTCATGTGCCATCATTTACCCTCCTTGAGGCGTTCTGCGAGCCTTAGCAGCTCGGCGGACGCCTGCTCGTATTGCTCGTTCTCCGCCTGGAGCTCGCTCACGCGTTTCTCGAGCCCTGAAACCGTTTCATTTAATTTGGATATCTCGGCGTGCAGTTTCTGGTTCTCCACCTCCGATAACGCCTTCTTCTCGAGCGCCACCACCTGCACGTTATTGATGTCGTCTATTGATTTTGATAAAGTGATGAGAGAATTAGCATGCTCACGCAGCCGATTCCCAATTTCTTTCAATTCTTTCATTCCATCAATCTTCCTTGTCGAAATTGAATTTCGGTCTCTAATGATCGTGATAAAAAAAATAAAAAAAATTGGATTATTATGAGGACGCTATGCCGGTGTTTTTAGCGATGCTGTTAGGGTTCACGACGATGAGGCACCCCTGCCACTTCAGGTATCCCTTGAAACAGAAGTCGGTGTCGAGAAATCCGCCCAGAAGCGGCTTGACTTCGATTCCGTTTGTCAATTCGGACACGTAAAAGTTTTTAAGGTCTGGCTCGAGCAAGATTGCCGCAGCATCTCCAGAATCTGCCGTGAGATTTTTGGATAGGTGCTGCTTGCCCTCGTTAATGATTCCATTCGAGATCAGTTTCTCGCGTGCTGAGTGCCCGTGCGTGCTATTCAGCAAGTCAAGGTACCCGTCCACGGTTGCGTCATAGATAGCCCACCAGCTTGCTTTGTTCTTAAAGCTGTCTTCGGTGAGCTTGTTCTTGAGTTCCTTGAACTTCGTGTAGATCTCGTCCATCCCGTTGCCGTTTCCATCGGTGCCGGCATTCACGCCGCTCCAATTGGTCAAGCCGTACTGCGTCAGCCCGCCGATCGTTGCCCCGTTAAGAATTAGACCCTCGATCTGGTCTTCCATGTTCTCCTTGATCTTCAGGATGGAATCGGTCTTGATTCGCCCGTTCTCGGAAATTTCGAGGTCGTTTTGGTGAACGGACCAAACCCGCGTGAGATCAACATAATACACGTCGCTAGATTCGTAGGCGGTCAGTGGGTTTTCGTTATATGTTGCATTTTGCTTGACGAACGTGAAGATTCCGTCGGGAACGTCCTTCATCGTCCGGTATGTCTCGTAGTGCGCTTTCTTGCTCGGGTGCTTGACAGGGATGTATGCCCGCCACTGCGGCTTGTACCGATTGAGATTGAAGATTTCTTTCTGAATGTTCTGAATGTCCTGCTGTGTTAGCCGTTCTTTGGTCATTTTATCCGTCCCCTTAAGATGCTGCTAATATGCCTCCGCTTTCCACGCGTATCATGACAATGCATACTGCTGCCACGTCGCTGTGTTGTGGATTCATGTCGCTGTCCATTATGAACTCGCCGCGAACTAATGCCGTTCCGCTTCCGGAATGTGCCGCGTAGTAGCCGTCCGTTGCGGAAATTATGACCTTTTGCCCCTTCGTCAGGGCGCCCCCAGATGCTACGTAGAGCACCCAGCAGATGGTTCCGGGCGGCGCTATGCCCGCGCGCTGGTTGTCGCTCATCACGGTGTCAAGGTCGTGGTTGCCATCGGGGACCAACACCCCGGCGTAGCTCGTGTCGGATGCGTTCGCGGGATCGACATCGGTGTCATTTTCCCACGATTCTGCCATTCCGGGATAATGATCGGAGCCATTAACCGTGCATGGTTGCAGCTTCACGCCGCATGCATCGACGAGAATGGTGTGAATGTTCAATCCGGAAAAGGTTTCTGCGGCTACCATTAAGCCTCGCCTCCTTGCGGTTTGTTATATAATTCGAATATGCTGGACGTGTCTTGGATGACTTCTTCTTCTCTAATGGTTAGATTGACTACGGGAACGCCGTACTTGTCGCTAACCTCGGGCTTCGGCTCGATTCTTAACGCAAGTGCTTGCCCGATTTCCTTTTCGAGCCGCTTGCAAACGCCGAAGTCGTCCAGTGAAGCATCGGCGCTCTTCCATTCTTCTATTAAACGATCTATGGCTTCATAATTCAACGGGACTGCCGTGTCTTCTCGCGCTTCCACGAAAGCCTTATAGAGGACTTTCTTGCGCTGGTCCGTGAGTTCCTTGTTCTGCTCTCGCAGCTTTTGGAGCTCGAAGTCCTTGATGTGTTTCTCGTCTTCGATCTTCCCTTTAGCTTTTAGCGAATTGAACAGGTTCTCGATTTCCTCGAGCGGCTTCGCGTCCAAACCGCGGATGTCCGGCAGAGTTCGCTTGATGGCTAACACGCGTGCATCCTGTTGTTTGAAATGCGAGAGCTCCTTTTCGACTCGCTCCAGTCTTTTCTTCAGGGCTTCGTTCTCGACTTTTAGCGGGTCATCCGCCTGCTCGTCGTTTGACTTGTCTTTGGAGTTAATGGAGTCCACGATCGTTTTTAATGCTGTCTCCATTTCGGAGATGCGCTTGTTTAGGTCTTCCATGTCTTCAGACTCCTCTTTGATAATCTGGAGTTGTTTTAAGATCTGAGCATCGCTCATGCCGTTAATCAGATCCGCCTCAAGTCCGTGCTCCTCGAAGAGCTCGGATAAAAAAAGTTTTAACGCGGATCGCTCATGGGACTCGTGATTTTTTGGCATTAAGCTCACTCAGATGCTCGTGGAGAACTTTAACGTTGTCTTTGTTCTTAAGTAGCTTGAGGTTCGGGCAAATTTTGTCGGATAACTCGTCAATGCGCCTGTCAAGCGAGATCCTTGTGTCCTTGACGTTTAATCCGCACTGCCCCAGCTCGCATCGCGGTCGTTCGCCGCGCGTCAGCACCGCGAGATGATCGAAGAGTATTCCCACCTGCGAGGCGCCGTACCGCTTTCCGTTGAGTGCTCCGGGCGGTCCGAAATGATTATACTGTCCTATCGAAACGGGAAACGGCTTCTTGCCCCTCAGGGCATCGTGCAGGTGCGGGTAGCGCTTTAGCTTCTTCAGCACGAAATTGGCACGACCGATCACTGTTCTACTACGTTCGTTCCACCTGATATCCTTGACTCTGCCCAATAGATTATCGGGCTTGCGCTCTTGAAATGACGGGTGCCGGTCGAACATGTAAATCTCGTTAATCCGCGATGCCGCCGCCTTCAGCTCGTCGCCCAGTTTGGCTTCGGCACGGTTTCGTTCGGGGTAGGGCAGGACGCACTCGCGGGTCAGCACGACATCCACGGTCAAGTTCGTGGAAGATACCTTGTATGTATAGTCTTGCTGGAGCCACGTGTCCGCCGTGAAAAAAAGTGAGGGATTGTAGTCCGTCAGCCGCTCCATGTAGAGTGTTTCTCCATCGGAGTTTCGAATGACTTTATACTCGTGCCCTAAAATCGTCTTTATCGTGTCGGTTTGCATCTATCTCGCCTCAGTTTCTCCATTTTTTCCCATACTCTTTCGAATACCATTCGAAGTCGATGCCTGCATCTCGGATGAGCTCGGGCGGCAGCAGGACATTTCGAACAAGGGCGGCAAACGTGTCAAAGATCTCGTAGAGCGTGCGGTATGGATTTGCCGGATATTCGTTCTCCTTGTTCGACTTGTCGAATAGATAGACCTTGCCGATTCCCATTCGCAACAGTAGCTCCATCAGAATTGCGGTTTTTATTGCCCTGAGGCCCGGAACTCTTTCCATCTTGCTAATGATTTTCATGAATTAACCCCCGAACCGCTCCCGGCATTTCGAGAACGCTATGGCGATTATCTGCTTCTGCGGGAGCTCTGGGTGCGCCCTTTTCTCGTGAGCAATCATCTTAGACACGCACTCTTTCATTGTCTTAGCCTGGATGGTGTCCAGCCCCTGCAGGGCAATTATGGCATCGATCATGACATTTACAAGATCCGAGGGATGAATATGGTCTTGCCCCATTATGTCAATTACCCTTCCGAGCTGCGCCTGCAGGGCGTGGACTTCGGATGTTAGCGAGTCTATCATCGTTGCCTGTTCGGCAAGCGTGGCTTGTAATTGCTCGCGGGAGGCGATCTCCGTGAAGAGCGTCTCGCCGTGTTCTTTATCCTTTAACAACTTGTTCGAAAGCAGGTTTGCGTGGTGAACCGCCTCGAAAGTCGGCTCCGCATCTTCGACTTCTTTCAATTCTTCTTTTAACTTGCTGACGTGCTCCAGCAGCTCGCGGACACGCCCAGCCATTTCTTCATTCATGGTCTTTCCTCCTTTTTTGCCACGTAATTGATTATCTGTGATAATTTCTTCGGGGTGATGTTCGCCCCGCCGCAGAACTCATCTATGCTGGATTTGGGCTTGTTGAGTAGCGCCCTTATGAGCTCCGCCGTTGAGAACGAGTCGGGAGAACGCTCTCGCGCCGCCTTTAGAAGCTCGAACGGGATCTCTTCTTCGGGCTGTTCTTCCTCTGGCGGCTCTGGCTCTTGCTCCATCTCTTGCGTGAACTCTATCGGGATGATTTCGTTGCGCGGGTCTCCATCCGGTAACGGCGGCAGTAATTCCGGATTCTCCACGGCATTCGTGATCTCGCCTATGTTGTAGTGCAGCTCCGTCAAGATGTCCACCTGCTGCCTGATGTTGTCCAGCTGCTTGCGCCTAAACTCCTCCATCTCATCGTCCGACATGTGAATCTTTAGCAGGAACTCCACGTCCATGTCGAACTCCGCAAAAAAGCTCGGGTCGATGGCACTGATGATCTTGCGCAGTATGGGCTTCAGAAACATCTGCTCGGTTCGCAACACTGGGTATATGCCGAGCCTGTTCTCTTTTGCCGATGACAGAGCTCCTTCAGCTGCACCTTTTAGCTTGTTAGCGGGTATGCCCGTTCCCATCGACATGAGCTCACAGATCTTGTCCATTATGACATCTATGGGAAACGCCGTGCCGCCTGGTCCGATCTGCTTCACGTCTATGTTCTTTTTTGATACCAGCGCGTTCCGCGTGAGGACGTACATTATCGTCTCGTGGAGTTCTTTCAGCTTGTCATCCGGCGTGTTCTCCAGAAGCGATTGCACCCACAGGAACGAACCGCGATTGTTCGCAAAGTCCGCTCCCGAGAAGGCGCACCACTCGAGCATTATTCCGTAAGCCCAGTTGCGTTCCAGAACTGACGTGCCGACCCACGAACTCTCTCCATCGACATGCGTGCCGTGAAACAGCACGGCTAACGGATTATTCTCCAGCCTGACCACTTTGGACTGCACGTTGCCGTTTGCCATCGTGATCTCCACCGTAAGCCGTTTTGGATAACCCAGCTCATCTAAATCGCTATCCTGTATGGTGATCTGGTGTTCTGCAAACACCTGAAGCCGCTTGAGCTCGCCGCGCGGGTCGCCCTGATCCAGAACGTCCGCCGTTTTGGTTGCCCTCGGCTTTCGCTTTTTTGATTTCTTGACCGCCACGACTTTCTCCACGATGTCGGCAGATTCATCGATGTCGGTAACGTCGAATGTCGGCTCGCTGGTCTTGAACATCAGGAGAAGCCCGAAATGGTCGCGGCGTTTGATCTCGTCTATTTTCGTGAGTATCTCTTGCAGGCCGTCATATTGTAGATTATTGAGCACCTTTTTAATGTAAGTAGCGCGCTCGTGTATCTTGCTCTTCATGGACTCGGTGTATTCTCTCTCTTCGCCGTACCTGAATTTCCAGCCGTCAATGACGGCTTGCTGTGCGATGTACTGCACGATGTACCAGAACACGCCCGAGAGCTGCACGTTCTTGATCCGGTGGTCCTTATCGCTGTAATCCGTGTAATTCTTTTTCAGAATATCATTCATGTAGCGGAATTGCCGCATCTTCGTGCTGTCGGTTTCGTCCATCCAAGGATTGCGGTAGATGGCATCGTTTATCATATATATGCTCTTTAGCGAGTCCACGACGTTGTCTATCATCGCGTCCCGCGTCAGCTTGTCTAAATCCGTTGTCTCGTTCATTTTCTCACGACCGCCATGGCCAGCATGATAATGATGTTATTTTTCATTTTTTTTCAACTCTTTCAATTCAAATTTTAATCGGCGGATCTGCTCTCTTTGCCGCCGCAGGTCGCGCCTCATCTTCTCGTTTATGTTGATAAGCCTAATTATGTGAGCCTCATGCTCTTTGATTTCGTCTGACATTTTTCTTATGCCTCACTCTTTGATGATATGCCCTGACTTCGTCCTGCAGGGCGGGCACGTGCACGGCGCGAAGATATCCGTCGTCTTTGGCGCTCTTGCCGAAGTACGCCTCTATCACCGCCGCCACGTCTGCCACGATCGCTATTGCGAAGATCGTGGGGATCTTACCATTTTTTTCCGTCAAAATTTTCACTACTAAATTATTCGCTTTTCATATTTAATATCGCGACTTTTGGCATCACTACCATCGGGGCGAATGCCATTTTTTTCGCTTTCATTAGCATCAGTACGCAAAATCATCACCGCGGATGTCGAAATCACTCGACATGTAGTTCACCTGGGATATGCCCATCTCGAGCGCATCGAGCAGGTGGTTGTCGTCGGTCTCGGGAAAGTTCAGGATCTCGAACTTAAGCTGGTTCATGCTGCTGTGGAACCAGATCTTGTGATTCTGGAACAATCCCTCGAGCGAGAGTATCCGGTCTATCTTCCTGCCCTTAACTTTCTTGATAAACTTGATCGGGAACCACGTGTTATCAGGCCAGTCTTTCGTCAGCACGCCAAACCCTGCCACCGCCTCCACGAACCACGAGACCGACATCGCCTTGCGCCTCCACCGCACCGCCATGTTGTGAATGCTATTAAACGTATTTGCAAGTGTTTGACGGCGGTGAGCTATGTCAAGTATGATTATGTTCCTAAGCTCGTCAATGGTAAAGCACACAACCCCGGTGTAATCTGCCGCCTGCTCTTCCGATAGAGCCAGATCCACGGCGATGTAGACCGGATAGTTGCGAAGGTCGTGCAGGATCTCGCTCAGCTTCTTATACGTGCAGATGTATTCGTCCTTGAACTTGAGCCCCTTCAGTGGCGTGGGATTGTTCTGATATTCTCGCTCGAAGAAGATCGTGCCGACCTGCTGCCTCTTAAGCAGCAGTTCTTCGATGGTCCATCCGAAATCCGGCGCAAACACCTCGTAGTCGCCGTAAACCTCCACGCCGATGATCGTGCCCTCGGGGTCGCGGACGTATCTATACGTGTCCGGGCCTTCGGTCTTGTAGTCGCCACTGATTATGGCCTGATTGACAAAAGTTTTCGAAGATTGCTTGTGATTTTCGTGGCAGATCCAGCAGTCTTCATCAAGGAAACACGCGGCAAGGTCCTTGTAGCCCTTCCGGGTCATTATTCCTATGACGAAGCCGCCGTCCCGAAGCGTGTTCATCGCCTCGCCGAGAAGCAGGTCGTGGTAAGTTTTTATGACTTTCGAAGACATTCCAGCGTGCGTGGGGTCGTCATAGATCAGGACATCGCAGTTCTTGCCCGTGAACGTGGACGTCAGACCGAGTGCCTGCACGCTCGGGTCCTCGATATTTTTCGGGCGTGCTATGGTAAATTTTTCCGCGCCCCACACGTTTCCCACGCGCCTGAACGGTCCGAAGTCCTTGTTAAGCCGCCGATTGTTTTCGAATTGGTCCCTAATCGGCTTGATCTTTTCAATCGCAAGGCTCTCTGATTCTGTAAAGTACTTGACAATGTCCATGCGGTTGAAAGTGAGCCAGTGGATAATGAAGTCTTGGACGATCCCTGTCTTGCCGTGCCGCTTTGGGTCGATGAAATTGATCCACCTATATCCCTGGCGCAGTAGCTGGTAGATCATTCGAAGCCGGCGCTCCTGCCACTCAACACGCTTCCGATCTAAATAATGGGATCTAAAAAGAACTATGTCCCTCTGGTAGTGTGCTAAAGTCTCGGCAACCTGCTCGAACTTTGATTCTTTGGATTTTTCCGCCAGAAATTTTTCCCACTGGACGTTTTTACCCTGGAGTTGCAAAAAACGCCGCTGTGATTCTGCGTCTAATTCTTCGAATTTCTCCTTGACCAGTGGAAATAGCTCCAGAGCTTCCAGCATCTCTTCCATTGAATTTTTAGTTTTCGTGCGCGGTCGTCCGCCCTTAGAAACACGTTTCGGCTTCGGCTCTGCCTTCTGAACCGAAACACTTTTCAAACGTGGCAGGTTGCGCTTCTTAGGGGGTCTGCCCGCGCCCGGACGGTATCCGCCTTTCGCCATGTTCATCCCGTGGTATCAAGTTTTTTAAAGCATCTGTTCTAATTTTCTCGCGCCCCCTTATCTGTGTTACTGTAAGGAGTAATACTGGCTTTGGATCTCGGTGATACTTTGTATAAAGGATCTTTTGTGCAAAACGAAACTTTTCCAGGCGAGGCGCGCCGTCATGGTTTCGGCGGGTTAGAAAAGAGATCGAGATGATTAGCGTTTTTTTATATGCTAATCCGATGGGAACGATTGTCAGGAATGTTATTGCAATTTTGTTCGAAATGGTTTTTGGGATTTCGGTGATTTCTGGAGAGTTTGTTTTATATAGAGATGGTTTTTTCGGAGAGATCTCTGCGTTTCGGTTTATCGGGTACCGGATGTTCGAAAAAAGTGGTGTATTTACATTGTAAAAATAAAGAAAAAGTTCGGAGTGCCAGAATCGAAATTTGGCACGGGAGTTGAAAAAAATGAAGAATGAAGAAGAAATTCCCGATAACGTCATTCTCGGGGAAGACGAGGTTGAGCCAGACCGGTATTCGTTAGTGTCCATCAGGTATGTCGCCATGCCAGATGGAAAGATGTCGATGGTTCTTAGAGAGCTCGAGGTAACCTCGTTCTTGCCGCCGCGTCTCATAAAGGCAGCAATCTTGCGCGAGGAAGAAAGGCAATTGCGCTTGATTCGGGCGCGAGAAATATCTCCTGAAGATAAGTTGCTGGAGAAGATAGCGGGATTGATGCGTCTCGCATGGATAGATGATGAAGTCGATGAGATGGACGGATTCCCCACGATCATCGAGAATTTGAACTTTCTGCGCGAGAGCGGCAAGATCTCGAGACGAACGTATTTCCGCTGGAAGAGGATTTTAGCGGATAGAATCACGGAGCAGGCGGTTGATGAGATTGCCGCCGAGCTCGAAGAGAGCGAAGATTAATTTTTTTTATTTTTTCATGATCCTTTCCTGTAAGAAATTTTAATTTTTCAGAAAAACTTATATCATAATAATGCAATTTTTATTTGAGCCAGAGCGGGCGTGTTGGCTCCTATGCCAGTGCGCCCAAAATTATTTTTTTTTGATGATTAAAATGGATGAAGAAAATAAAGATAAACAGATAGCGGATTACATCGGGCAGTTCGCCGCCGGAGAGTACTACGCTCTCGATGATGGCGAGATCTGCGACTACTGCGTGCATCAAGAACCTGATGGCGCCTGCGACCTGGATGAGTGCGATCCGGAACATGTTTAAATTTTTTTTTAACCTTCATGGCCGTGAGAAATGATGTAACATCGTGTTACAGATCGAAAAAAGAAATAAAAAAAATTAGAGAAAGCCCTGATGAAATTTCAACGGTTCCCCACAGATGGGACAGTTCTGCCCGCAGATAGGAGCACCCTGTGAATCCCGCGATGTCCAACCGGCATTTATGCCATGATCATTCACGCAGTACCAATGGGGACGTTCACCATCAAACAAAAAATTCATATTGTTCATTTCGCTCTTTTTTAGCATGATTTTCACTTCCACGGTCGTTTTTTTTTCATTTCTTCTAATAAGCCATATTCCTTGCTTTTGTATGCCGAGAACTCGTCTCCAACGTGCTCGCGGCACTTCTGACAGGCTTTTTTGCCTAAGAAGTTTTCGTATGGCGTCCCTTTGAAGAAAATGTTTTGAATTTTGAATAAATTTGTTTTATGTTCTTCCCAAATTCCCCCACGCTTCCAGTTTCGTTTCCATCTGGAAGGGGGCACGTTTCCACAAATCTCACAAATTCTTGCCATTTCTATCACCAATCTGGCGGGATATAGCATGTCTGCCCCGAACGCCCCGCAGTGCGCCCGGATTGACAGAAAAATAAAAAATCATAAATTTGCGAACTTTTCAAGCAGGATCTCGATGATCTTTTCGGCGTACTCCGTGGCACGCCTGGAATACGCGTGGAAATAAATTTCATCGTCGTCGAGTTCTAAATACATTTTCTGGCAAGCCGCCTCGAGGTCTCGCCGTTTGGCGTTGCTGAGCTCGGATGGTTTTTTCCAGAGAAACGCTATGTCGCCGTCTTCGTCCAGAATGAGCTTGAGAACTGTCTCCTGACTAAAGTAGATATGTCGGTGTCCGTGCTTCTCCCAAAGCTTTCCGTTCGTAATTTCCATGATTTTTTTCTGCTTCTCCGTGAGAGAAGTATTTTTTTCCGATGCCATGAGAAGTTATGTGATAATGATCGCATATATCGTTGATGCATAAAAAACATAAAAAATCTAGAAAAAAATTAGAGGGATTTTTTGAGAATGTCCAAGTAATCCAGGTAATCCAGAAGAAGATTGTAGAGGTCCGCCGCCGTGAATTTGGCGTGCTGAGCTAAGGCATTCAGCGCATCGAACTCCGGCTCGAGAAGCCTGCCGAGCTTCTCCAAAGTATCCGCGACTTTCTTCTTAGTAGCCGGTGGGAGCGTTTCGAGCTCCCGTTGATGCAAATTTAGCTTGTTTTGTTTAAATATCATTCTCCTTCTCCGCTGGGTGCTTCATGATGATATACCGGTTGATCTTGCAACCGAACTCTTCCATGTCGTCAGCCGTGAGCTCTTTCCCACGTGCTTCGACTGGGATGTCCATTGTCAAGTGCCAGTACTCTTTTGCAAGGGCGGCAAGGTTCACGGGGAGCGTCCCGATAACCACGTTGCCAAATAAATCATCTGGTACGGCGTGCTTTAGCACCTTAGCTCCCGAGAGCTCGGGATGGTGCCGTTTTAGCCATTCAATAGCGCCTGGATGGCGCGAGATTATTATTGTCATGATCTCATCACTTCTATTTGTTGCGGGGTATAGCGTTCCTGCCCTGCACGTCCCGCAAGGCGTGCAGATTGACAGAAAAAAAGGGGTTATTTGATGCCGTAACCGTCCGAATCGATGACATCAAACGTCATCTGAAACGCGTGCTTTTCGAGCATTATGACAAGATAATGAACGTCTTCACGCTCAATGCCTTCGTCATCAACACCCCTTGCCGTGATCTTAACGACGAGGTTGGCATCTTTTTTGATATCCTTGTCCGTGGTTTTTGGGAGCTCTGTAATATCGCTCTCTTTTAGTGTGATTCTATACGTGCTATGAGAAACAAAGTCGAATCCCATGCAAATTTTTTCATCAGCCATTTTATCGCTTCCTTTCGTGAGCCGGCTTTTACAAGCGGGCTCGCAAAAAAAAGAGATTAGGGATTAGGCGAATGGGCGGCACCAGAGCCGCCATTCCCACTCATTCTCGTCGCAGTCCTCCTGATCGGAGTTCTCGACCACGACAATTTCGCTCATGTAATATTCGGGGATGACCTCTTCGGCAAGCTCTGACATGAGATCATTAGCGAGGTTAATATCCTCGCTTGTCAGCTCGCGATTGAACCGAGCGGTCGCAAACGTGTAATGTCCTTCGGGATGGGCAAGCGTCTCGTCCCATGCCGCCTTAAGCGATTCCTTGAAGTCGTTCTTATTAATAATTTCCAGATGCATTTTTTATCACCAAATTCATTTTAAAAATCATTGCATATATAGTTAATTTTTATGTTTTTTATGTTGCAATTAGAAAAAAGATGGGAGGTTATCGGTGCTTCTGGCGGGACTCTAAGCGGTCTAAGAAATCCTCGAGCGGTGTTACAAGCCCGCAGTTAGAACAGGTGAGCCGGCGTGTTGATACGATTAATTCGCCACCGCATTCTTCGCAATGATGATCTCCGGACGGCAGCATGCGATAGATCTTCGGCGTGGGCGTGGGAAGCCGTGAATATCTCGGGTATTTATATCGTTTATGGCGCATCATCACACCTCAAAGCGTCTTTTGCGTGTTGCACTCGACCCAACGGCACGACCGGCACGTTTCGAATGTTACGAGATGCAATCCCACGACATAAACGCGCAGGTCCGTGTTGGCATTACACTCGGGGCAATAGTTAAAGTTCGTGATGATCTTTGACGGTTCCAGCCTGCTCATATTATCAGTTGCCCCCCGATGAATTGTATGATGTCCACGATGCCGTCTGGCATCAGCTTCAGGTCGATCACCACGAGGTCCAATCCCGAACCGTAGATCTTCGCCTTCTTCTCTCCAAACGTTCCCTTTCTCACGTTAGTTTCGAACTCGTAGCAGACGCCTGTCGTGACATCTATCAGATCCGTGATCGCCTTCCTGTGCTTCAGTTCCGTGAAGATCTCATGGCCGTCATCGCGCAGGATTTTGGCGGCAATGCATTTTGCGATGAGATGCTTCCACGTCTCGTTACGATCGTGGAATAAAATTGTGTTGTGGTGTCGCGGGGCGTATGTAATGCCGTAGTCGCGGCATTTCTGAAGCGTGTCGGCAAACCCGCTCTTTGCGTGGTGCCGTATGGGAACGAACGTATTCGGGGGGAGTTTCTCGGGCTCCTTGCGCTCCGGTATGTTGTAGTGGATAAGCGCGCGGCGAATCACGTATTCGTCCACCTTGTGATCCCGTGCGATTTCGTGGATCGGTTTTTTAAAGTACGTGTACTCGTCCTCGAGTTCTGCCTTGCTTATGATGTCTTCTACATGCTTCATTCCAAATCATCCCACGTTCCCTTGTTGTAATAACGGTCGTTCAGCAACCTGCTCTCTATTAGATGGTGATATTTCGGCTTGCCGAGGTCAAAATATTTATATTCTTCGTCTCTGGTCAAGAAAGGCTCGTCCAATATTCCGATGAGATAAAACTGATGCAACATCACGCGGTTATCCCACGTTCTGTTGTTTCTATTGTCGATCGTATCCACGAACTCTTTTATTATTTTCTTAACGTCTTCCCTTAGTTTTAATGCATCGATCATCATTTTTCTATCTTCTCCTCGAGCATGTCGCTAAGTTTTTTCACGCGTTCGATTAGAAACACTTTATCCGCCAGCCGCGTGCCTTTTGGGCAAGCCCGGAGCGGAAGCGTTCTTTGTAGCGTCTTGCTGAAAAAGTCGGGATGGAATAGCTCGGTTCCCTTGCTCGGCACGTATCTGCAACGCCATATTTCTGCGTGGCGTGCGACCGGACCGACATCGGGATATCCTATGAACCTGAGCGCGTTCTCGAGCGTGTCGAACACGGCGAGCGGACCGTATCCGATTTTTGGCACGGTTGTCGCCTTCTTCCTGTATGCCGTGGGGCGTGTCTGCATCGTGAAGCTGTACAGCTTTCCACAAATCGTCTCCACGATCTTGTATCCTTCTTCCCACTTCTCTTCACTCATGGTTTAACTTCCTCCAATAAAATCACCTTGTCGGCAAAGATCACTCCAATGGGATAATCTGAACACGAAATGCGTTCCTCCCAACCGTCATTTGTTATATAATAGAGTGATGTTTCCGTGCTACGCACGAACTTGCATTTCCAAACCTCAAATCTCCGGATCTCTTTGGTGTCAAACCCATTTAAAAAATCACGGAGGTGTTCGAGCGTATCAAAAACCGCGAACGGTCCACAGCCGGGTCGCCGCTCGGTTATCTTGTCAGTAAAATACTCGGTGAGTGGCACGTGCCAATGCATGAGAAGGCTGAAATGCCTATTCCCGAGTATTAGCCTGGTTAATGCCTTATACCCGATTTCCCATTTTTCCTCGCTCATAACGTTATTTCCTCCGTTAGCATTACCGCGTCCGCCAGTCGCGTCCCCATGGGGAACTTCGTGGAAAAAAGGACGTAAAGCGTGCCGGTCTGGTCGTAGAACGACATCGTTCCTCGCACGCTCGGGCGGTAACGGCACTTATAAATATGCAGGTCGAGTTTCCCAATGTCTATGACATTACAAGCCAAAAAGTGGCTTGCATGTTCCAGCGTGTCGAATACCGCAAGCGGTCCGTTCTCATATGCTGGCTTTGTCTCCTTGCCGAGCCGATATTGCACTGCGGCAGGATGATACATGGTGCAGCTCCAGAGCGTGCCGCCGGGGCGGCGCTCGACTATCTTGTAGCCGTCTTTCCACGGGCTAATGATATCTGACTCCTCGTTCATTTTACGTCCTCCAGCATCTCTTTTAATCGGCGGAGAATCTCCTCGTAAAGAGGCAGTACTTTCTCGTATGGCGCTTCTCGTGCGAGACTCCATAAGTCCTCGCCAGACATTCCGCAAATCCCAGCGGGTATGAGCGGACATGGGGGATCTCTATTAAAAAGCTCATTATATTCTCGCTTGTGGCAGGCATAATGCTTGCAGAAACGGCAACATGTATGATGTAATGAGTCCGCCTCGTCTGGAAATCCATTCTTATATGCCTCAATGACTTTCTCATATTTATAGATCGTCGCCTTGAGGCAGAAATTGAGCATCTCGTCGGTCATTTGTCAAACATCTCCATTAATTCGTCCCATTCTACATAGTTGCGCGGCTCTGGCTCGCGGAAGTCCCAAACCTCCACGCTTATTAATCGGTTAGGGGCTGTACCTTGATAGTGCGTGCCGAATTGCCCGCAAACTATGGAGAATCTTTTCTTTCCGTTTTTACTCCCCACCACTTGATATTTGGTGTCGCCTAGATATATTGCCGTTGCGAAATGTTCGACTTCGTGTCCGCGCTTCTCGAGTTCTTCACCGACCTCGTTTATCGTGAAGATTCTCTTAAACTCCATGACCTTGTCGAGCAGTTTAACCCGCGATGCCAGGGTCGTTCCCTCGGGACACGTGTTCAGCGGTCTGCGCAGCCAATTGCCATCCGTTACATCCACGTAGAGGAACGGTTCGATTTCGGCTGAACGGACGAATTTACACGCATGTATGACCCAAAAGGCATGCATGTTGTGCCATTCTATGAACCAGCATGCTTGCGCGAGCTCCTTGAAGACCGCCAGAGGTCCGCATCGGGGGCGCGGATATGTGGTCTTTCCAACAGTATATTCGAGCTTATAAGAAGTCGGAATAGAACAGCTATAGAGTTTGCCGTCTTTATCTCGATATAGAACCTTGTATCCGTCTTCCCATTGCGCTATCCTGTCGGATAGTTCTTGAATTTCCTTGCCGAAAGCACGGATGGTATCATCTGTTTGATTTGTCATCATTCATCATCTCCGTTGTTGTTGAGCAGTATGGTTACCTCCAATTCTTCCCCAGGCGTGAAATATCCGTGAAACGCCTTCGGTATGTTTAAATATAATCGGCGAGAACGCTTGCCGCGCTTGCTCTTGTATATCAACTCTCGGACCGTTCCGATCCATCTGATTTTCTTCTCGCTTTTTTCCATCTCATTTTTCCTCCTTCATTTCCGTGAGCCTGTCGATGATTTCATTATAGCACAGGCGGAGCTTTGCCATGTGCGATGCTTTTGGTGGGCACGTTGATTTAATGACATTTCCCAAAACTTGCGCTTGCATCCAGAGGCTTTCGCGGGAACCGCATATCCCGCGCGTGTAGCACGGGCATTCCGGATTATTCATGAATAGGTAATGGAACCCGCACCTAAATCTGGTGCAGAATGCGCCCTGAGTCGAGTGTTGCTCTACGGCAAGCACGACCCTGCCTTCGCTCAGCATTTTCATTATGCTGTTGTACTTCTCTATTTCGCTATCGAGACATTCATTGATTAAAGCCTTGTACACGTTCAACTCTCACGCCTCCATATATTGATGCCTTTCAATCAGCACGTCCATCTTCTCGTTAATGGCGTTTAACAGCCGCGCGATGTTCCTAATTGCCCTCATTAACCCAAAAATCATTTCAGTTCCTCCAGAATTTCGCGGGCGTTGTCGCCGTTTACCAGCGATTTGGGGTATAATATCAGCATTCCCGGCTCGAGAAGTGCGCCCACGTGAAAGCCGCCATCGAATCCGCAGTATAGAACGGCTGGCTTCTTCACCAATGCGTTTGTAAAATCGCCGTCTTTGAAGTTGTTCATCAGAAGGCTCAGGGCGTATTCCAGCCCGTCCTTGTCGGTATAGACGTGAACGTTCTTGCTCATTTTCCACTCTCCTTTTCGAATGCTTCGCAGAGCGTTGCAATCAGCTCCGCGTTCTTGCTAGGGAAGAGATGGAAGAGCCCGCTTTCATATAGCTTGCGATTGTAGTAGCACATTCTCTTGTGAATGCAGTCGTGGCAAACCTTGCCCTGTTCCGTGATGAAATCCCTTGTATTGAATAGATTCTCCGCTATGTAATTATCTATGAACTTCTGGTCGTCGGTCAGCAGGTCATACGGCTTGTTAGCCTCAGGATTGTATGCCGGCGAGTCTGACGTGGACTCACCCAACACCTGCACGGCTTCCAAATACCACTCGTGGAGCTTCCGTGCGAGTTTTTCGATGTTATTCGCGCCTGCCGTCTTCATCCATGGTCTCCTCGAGGTATTTTTTAAACTGGTTCTGAAACGTTGCCGTGATGTTTATGAGCACTATGAGCATTTTCAGCAATAGCTTGCGTGCGTCCTCTTCCGAAAGCCTTTTCACGTATCTATATGCGTCCAGCTCGCCTTTTGAGAGCTTGCCATTCAACGTGTCCTTGATTATTCTTCTCAACGTGTACTTGTCGCTTTTACCCATTTTTGTTCTCACCTATCTTCTTGATTTTCTCCGTTAGCTTCTCTAATCGGTCGAGCTCTAACCTTTCGGCTCTCAGCTCGTGAGAGTATTCCGTTAGAGAGCCGTATTCGTCCTTGATGTGTTTCTCTATTAGCAAGGACTCGGCTTCTAACAGCGAAACGTCTCTCAGACATATCTTGGCATCCAGAATGTCCTTAACTCTATTTTGCCTGTTGTTAAGAGCATCAATTCTCTGTTTCACGAGTTTTATTGTCTCCTCAAGGGAGTTGATGTTCTGCCTTGCCACGTCAGCCTTGTTCTTGAGAAATCGTTCGTAGAAAGTCTCTGAAACTACCTGCCCTCTGAGATCGTCCTCGAGCCATCGTTTAAATGATGGTTTTGTCTCGAACTCGAATCTCGTTTTCGAATTATCATCATTCATTTCTTTTTACTCCTTTGTTTTTGGTAATTTCACCTTCCGCATCTCCGTCCTCCTCGGTAGATAATAGATGCTTTCTTATGATGTCCAATTCGTCTCTAAAATTGCTCCAGAACTCATCGTCATCTTCGGGCGGATATGCCGCCCTTGCCTCCATTAGCTCGTAGAACTGCTTATCGATCCCCTTGCGCTTCGCCTTCTGGTCCCTGATCCTGTCCATGAGCCCCGAGATTCGCCTACCGAGCTCTATACGCTCGAGGTCGAAGACCAATTGGAAGTTTCTCGGTAGTGCTGAACGATCAATGCTATTCAAGAGGGCTTCTCGATGCGTTAAAGTATCCACCTGCTCCTTATAATTTTTGATGCTTTCCGTGCATTCGCTGTATGCCATTTTGAGTTTTTCTGTCGTGCTATCGACGTATCGCATTAGATATGGCTTGATATTGTTCGCCCTATGAACATCTGCGTTCATCGAGAAGCGCAATTCAGGAAGATCCTTGATCTCAAAATCGGATTTAAAATACTTTTTTGGCATTATTTTTCCCATCCCGTGCCTGCCCTGGCGAAGTAATTAACCTTACCGCATTTCTTACAGCGGAACATGTTGAGCCACTCATTGTAAAGATACATCTTGTATTTGTCATCGCCGTGCCCATTTTCGCGGAGGTTTGCAGGCGCTCCGCAAAACATGCAGTAAAAATCATATCGCCTGTTCGGCAGTATTTCAGAAATAGTTGTTGAGTTTGCCGTGTATTTCACGGCTCTTATTTTTTTCTTCCGGTTCAAAAAAATCACCTATTCATGCCGACCACAATCCGTGCAATAGATCACGAGCTCGTCGCGTGAAATGCATTTAAAAAAGCCTTTCACGACGATCTTGCCGCACTTAACACATCGCAACTTCGTGCAGTCGGTTCTGATCATGTCCATTTGACATTTTCTCCTTTTAAATTAATTTTAAAAAAACATAAAAAACACATGTTTTTGTGACAAATTCTTGCATGAACGAGTATATAAAAATGATCTTTTTTTTGCGCTTTTTTTATACAACCTGCATTTCGAGTGCGCCAACGGCCTGCAGAACGAGCTTGCCAATGTGTAGCATCATAGACAAACTACATATATATTAAAACTTTTTTTAGAGAGAGAATATATTGCTAAAAAATCTTCTCTTTTTAATTGGATCTAGAACTACCTCTTCTCTACCTCATTGATTGCGAGGTAGAGCTCATGATGGCGGTTAATATATATGTAGTTTGTCAGAAGTTAGACATATTCAGCACTGCTTCGGCTCCAGTCGGTCGCCCACTTTCCGAATGCCGTCGAACAAAAGAATCTCCCGAATGTATGATTCAAGCGTCTTCGGGCTAATTCCGAACCCGTAACGCTTGTAGTATCTCGCCATGTATTCGAACTCGGTCAGACCGGGCTCTAAAAGGATCAGCTTGCGAAACTGGTTGATCCTTTGCTTTTTAAGATATTGCTGGTAATTGAGTCCCATACAGCATCACGTGGAATCTTTCCTATATATGCATGTCGGTCGAAGGCGGATTTCGAAAATAATCCGTCTAAATGCTTCTTTTTGCCAGAAGCTCTCTAAAAACCCGCTTTCGAATGGTTCCAATGGAAACAAGGGGGGTATTTATAAACAGCATTTATATATTACATTACAGCATATACTAACATAAATAAACATAAAAAAAATGAAAAAATGATTAGGAGCAACATTAAATGATGACGGCAAAAGAGAAAATATTGGGAATGTTGATGGGCGACCCCGAACGACTTTTCTTTGCGCGGGACTTCTCCAGAGAGCTAGGGTATACGCCGCTGTATATCAGAACCGTTCTGAACTCAATGGCGGCTGATGGGATAATTACTAAAATTAGGAATAGGAAGACGTGGGAACAGCTCAAGAAAGACGGAATGAAATATCCCGGAAACATAAAGTATCTCTGGAAATTCCGCAAGAGTTGCTATTCGTGCAAGAACTGCAAGAAGTTCGGGAGCTCATATATATGCGCCCGCGATGGCGAGATAATTGACGAGCTCGGCAGAACGTGCGAACGCTATGATAGAAAAGAAGTCGTGGAGGAATTGACGTGAAATTCATAAGAGAAATTTTAGAACCGAAGCCGGAGAAGCACAGTGTAACGATATTGGTCGGTGGGGGCTTTTATAGGACGAGCCTGTTAAAGGAGATCATGGATTTCATTCAAACAGAAACAATGCACGTCTACTATGACGAAGACATGAATGAAGTCGTGATAGAGGAGATCGACCCCGAAACTGTCGAACGGATCGAGAAACAGAACGAGTTCGCCAAGCAATTCATTCGCGATGCGATAAATGAGGCGGACAGAAATCAACTGCTTGAGATAACGGTAGATGAAAGCGATTTCGACCTTATCAAGAAGGACAGTGAAAAAAATGGTGAAGATAAAAAAGAAATGCCTGGCTTGTAAGGATCTGGTCGAAGTCGAAAAGGTTCATCGGTGTCAAAACAAGCACGGGCTACATGTTTACATCTGCACGGAATGCGCGCTGAGAATCTGCCGCCACCTGATGTAAAAAAAGAGTTTAAATTATTTTTTTATTTATTTTTTATTTTTTGATGACTTTTGGTAGCCTCATTGCCCCGCCTGCAACCTCATACCGCTCACGCAGTATGGGAAGGTCCGGAACTCCGTTCTCGAATTCGAAGCTCTTGACGAACCTCTTTTTAATCTGCGAGAACCGCAAGATCTGCTTCTGCTTGTCCGTGAGCTGTTCTTCGATCTCTGGGCAGAACCAAATCGTGCAATAAGTCGGCTTGCCGCGCCCCTTACACGTGTTGCACGCATCTGGCGCCGCAAAGCAGGTAATGCCGTAATTATGGCAGCAATGGTACTTGTCCTGACTCTTGCACTTGCCGTTTATGCATTTGTAGCGCATTATTTCCCACGCCACGCGCATCTGTTGCTTGGTCGTGTCGAAACGCTTCGACAAGTCTTTTAAGAATAGGAAAAAATATAAAGTCTTCTCCTCTGCGCTGAACGATCTCCAGCGTTCTTTCATCATTTGCTCTTTTCGAATGCGCGCCTTTTCGCGGAGGATTACCTGCCTCTCGTGGTATAAATACATCAGCACCTGCCCATGGCATCTAAACTCGTCCCTGCTGGCAGGGATCTTATCTGTTGTCAAACACCAGCATCCCAGGCGCTTCCCCATCAACTCATCGAGATCGGGCCAGAGGTTCTTCCTGACGTGCTCTTCGTAGGCTCTGAGATTCCTGTAGAACTTGTTTCCCCACTTCGAATCTTTCGTGAACACCTTGTGGAAACGCACGGCACGACCTATATAAGTGTCGAACTCCGGCGTTCGCCCGTTCCGCTTGTGCACGTCCACGAGAGTCGGAGCATTTCGCAACATCTCATCTCTATATTTCAGCTCCATCAAAATTGATTTAAATTGTTTGACTTGCAATCATCTCATCTCCAATTGATTCTAAAAAAATTCACGGCCATGAAAAAAATAAAAAAAAATGGTTAGAGCCCATCTTTCTGGACCTCTTTCTCCGGGTCGGAGAGAGGGAGCTCTTTCGGCTCATCGGATGGTTTCTTTGACTCCTTTGGAAGAACCTCCTTAGTCATCACGACCGTGTCATTCTTAGGCGCGCCCTTCCGAGCCCTGTGCGGATGTTGATAGCGCTTGCAATTCGGACACTTCTTAGAATCGTCCGGAATCTCCGCGCCGCAGTTGTAACAAATCATGATTTTTCAACCTCGCTTCTATTGTTTTTTACATATATATGTGTATGTGGAAAAAAAGTACTCATCTAAAACCTCCCTAATCGTCCCATAGGGATCGGCTCGCGGTCGGGGAGCTCGCTCCACTCCAGAACCTCCGCCACGAAGACGTAATGCCATCCCTGATTCTTAAGCCACTCGAAGTGTTCCAACGCACTTTTATGCGTTCCGAAAGGATCAACGTGGCTTTTCTTCCGTGCGCGACCGATCTGGTCATGTCTGCTCTTGAAGTTCGTGCCGTATATAACCACGTAATTCGGCTTCATTTAGAGCTCTCCTTTATTCTTCGCCAATTTCTGGGTCGCTTTTCTTTGCCTTGCGGATCCTGATGCGCCTCACGGTTTCTATGACCATCGTCTTGTCATCGCTAAGCCTGTAGATGCCATCGGGATACTCGTCCATTATTTGTGCCTTCCATGATTTTATGTCGTCTCTTTTCTTGCAGAACTCCTTGAACTCGTCCATGAAATCCATTAGAATTTGCTGTCTCATCTTACTCGCCCCGCTTGAATTGCAGTATCATGTGCGTGCTGTGGTTCACGCGTGCGGATAGCTGTTTTAACAGGTCGATGGTCTGGTTGCTCAATTGCTGGTTGCCGAAGTCGATTTCGTGTTTTCCGCCGGCGATCTTCTCGATCGCCTCGATTTTCTTCTTCATGTCTGCGATTTCTTGGTCGAACTTGGTCATATTTTTGGAGCCCTTTCCAGAACCCGCTTCTTTTTTGCCTTTTGCTTCTGTACTCATTTTATTTACCTCGCTTTAGTTCGAATGGATGATGAGCATCATCAGCGCTAAATAGGGGCGCAACCACGCGAGATTAGCACCTGCGATGTAGCATAGACTCATGGACTCGCCTCCACGATCGGATGGTTGTCCATGTATTCCATAATCGCCTTGCCTATGATGTCCCGCATGTTTGACTTGCCGTCCTTTGTCAGAAACGTGCAATATCTGCGGAATACCTGCTCCAGCTCATCATCAATTCTGAGATGTATGACTCCCATCTCTAATTCATCCAAACTTATTTTTAATTTTGTTTTTTAGTGAACGGTACTTAATTTTTTTAGAGCATTGTATAAAAGGAGTTCGATAACAAAGATTTTTTGTGTTTTGTTACATAACAACGTAATTTGGCGTGACGGGATAGGTGCACGCAGTAATAAATGTCAAAAAAAATATTCAGTACATAAAATAAAAAAAAAGAATGAGTTATTTGGTGTCCTTGCGGACTGGAATGGGCTTATTCGAATAGTACTCGGCGTATTCGTCTTTTAGCCCGAGCTTCTTTAACACGCGGGCGAAGTGCGTAGAGATTTCTTCATCGGTCGGCTTTTCCATAAAAATCACCAAAAAAAAAGAGTTAGAATAATGGAGAGTTTTTACACGTGGGGCATGTCGGAATGTAAGTATCCGCGCCGCTTATACAGGCAAATTCTGTCATGCGGTCGTCGCTTGATGGCGTGAACTTCTGCCCACACCAGGCACAAACATGTTTTTCTTTATTTTCCATTTTACCACTTCCTTTTGGCTCTCCGCTCTCGCGAGCAGAGAATCAAAAAAAAGGGATTGAGATCACCACGTCCGGCGCTCGATCCTTTTATTGCCCAGATAGTCGGGCTCGCCGGATGGCTTAACGCTTTTTTTCGGAGACATCGCCGCCCTGAGGTTTCTCAGAGCCTCCTCGAGCTTCTGCGCCGCCAGCTTAGCGGTCGCACCGCCGAGGCGGTCGTCCCTGTACGCATTTATAGCCTTTTCTAATGCCCAGACGCATCGCTGGGCGGTTGTTTCGTCAATTTCAATCATTTTTTTCATCTCACGTCAGGAGGTCGGGAGCGCGCTCGTAATCGCGCCCACCCCCGTGCTTACAAATAAAACAGACGGGGGCGTGAAATTCCGAGTGCTTGCAAGTTGTACAGCACTCATCCCTGCCATCCTCTGCACGGGATAAGGCTTGCATTATCTCCCTTGCGAGAGATGTAACGAAACGCAATCCCTCTTGCGTGGATGGCATGTAATGAATGAGTTTCATTCCCGCCTGCACGAGATCCTGCCGGAACGCGGGCTTTTGGATCTCATCGGTGGTCAATTCGATTTTAATTTTCATGAGATTTTCATGGAGGGCACGGCATATATAGTTCACGTCACAAAAACATAAAAAATCTAGGCTTTTAATGCCAAAATTTTATTTACGAACATTGGCACGTACGAAGCGGTGTTTATCATGAATAAAAAAGAAGTGCTCGAACGCATCGGGGACATGCTCGGCGACTGTGCCGCGTTGTCCACGAATGAGTTCGATAGCCTCTGCCGTGAGATGTACCTGCGGCTCAAGGCCGCTGGCTACATCGATGAGCCGGGCACGCGTGGGCTTGTCCTATACACGCCGCCTCAAGGCGTTTGGGACGAGCTCGTTAAAGCCGCCGCCGAGACGCTCGGGCTCGATTAACTCTTTTTTTCTTTTTTTTCCAGACTTTTAATCAAATCACGCATGTTTTTAAAAATGTATTTTTTATTATCGCGCTTGTCGTGTAGTATGAACTGCTTCGTGAGCGTCCAATACGTCAGCACGACATCGTCTTCTGCGATCTGAACCGAAACCACTTTTTAATCACCTCTCATGTATGACCTGCATGTTCTTGCACTTATGCGTGCCGCGCGGTCGTTTTTTGTGCCTCGAACGGCTGTAATAAAGCCGATTCGGTCTGTTAAAACAGTTATGTTCATCGACCTCACGGCGCGTGAGGTCTCGCTGATACTTGCGGCAGAAATATCTCTTGCCGGTCATCGTTCTTCGCCCCCGTTTAGCGTGATGATGAAATTGTCCATGTTCAACGTCAGGTACTTTCTGATGCTTCTAACGCCACGCTCATAGCGCGGGATGACAACGTGCAGGAACTGAAATTCGAGCAGGTACGCGTTCAAATTTTGAATGGTCGTGCCGAGCTCTTCGGCGAGTTGTGTGAGATACATGTCGCCGCGAGCCAGCCTGGAGATGATCTTCATCGTAAGGGGCTTTTTAAGCAACTTCATGAGTCGCACGACCTTCTCATCGGGGATTATCATCATTGCCATCTCCTCCGATGATTTTCACTTCTACTATATAAAAATTGCAATGTTTCATTCTTTGCTCGCATTTTTTCTTCACGTTTTCGAGATCCAGTTCTGCGTCCTGCTTGTCAAGATAGATGTCATGCGCATCGGCGCAGTCTGGCGCACCGCATCGTATCTGCCACGCCTTCATTTTTCCATCTCCCTCCGCATCTGCCTGAGTATCGACAGCGTCAATCTTATGGCTCCGCTCCAACCGCCCCCGCGCCGCCTCTTGTTAGCGCGCGGCTCGGCATGTCTTAGAAATACCTTCACGTCGTCGTTGTCCCTGTTGTCCCGGCACCATTTCAAAATGTCAGGGAACTCCGGAACGTATAATACCTCTTTCGGCTTTGTTCTACTGCGCCTGACGGTCGTTCTGGCGGATTTTTCTTTTTTTTCATGGCCGTCAGGAACATGACTTTTTTTCGCTGTCACCGGTGGCGCGGTGGTGACAGCTTCATTGATTTTTTCATGCTTTCCATTTTTTAGATTTTGTAAAAAACTCATTTAAAACAACTCCTTCTTCTTCCGTTATGCTCTCAAAAGTGAGCAAATCCTTATTTTCGTTCAAGATCTTGACGATTATGTCAAAAACCTTGTCCTTTCTCAATCTATAATTTCTCGTCATGGTGACACCTCACGCGCAAATGGTGACAGCGCGCATATATATATTACAACGCATGCAGAAATTATTGAGAATCACGTGCTTTCTCCTCCCTGAGCAATCTGAGATAATCTTTCTGCGTGATGGCATCGGATTCGAGAAAATAATCTTCAACGCGCTTCAGCAGGCGAAGCTTCATCTCTATTCGCCTGACCCTGTCATTACCGACCTTAAGCCAGGCATTCTTGCACCTCTTGCAGTAATACCAGCCCTTTGCGAGATTATATTGCATGTCCTGCGAGCATTCCGGGCACATCGGCAATCTAAATGTCAGCTGTCCGTCCTTTCCCTTGACTTCTTCCAAAAATTTAGCCCTGATGGGCGTTCTTATCTGCTTTCCCTTGTACTCCATTATGCACCAATAGTTTCCCTTTTTGGTCTGCTCTTGCACCTCCAACAGCTTCACGTCCGAAATCGGCACCGTTATGAAACCTTCGTCAATTAAAATCGAGAGCCGGCTCACCCATTCCTTGATTCTAAACATCTAATGCCTCCAATAGGGTTTTTTGTCCCATCCACGCGCCCAATCGCTTCTTAGCCAGCTTGATGTAGTCCGCGCTCAGCTCGATCCCCACGAAGTTCCTACCGAGCTTTTTAGCAACGAGCCCGGTCGTTCCCGACCCGAAGAAGGGATCTAATACGATTCCGGAATTAAAACCAGCATTACATCCGCAATCAGTATATCCCACGACCGAGCGCTTGTAATCGCCCCCAAACTTGAAGTTATGAAACTGGCTCATGCCTTCAGATAAGTCATTTTCGTGTGAATGCCAGCTCTTTCCAATAGTTCCACCAGTTGTTTTAATTATTTTCTCCCTGGGCTTACCGCATTTCTTGCAAATATATTGGGGGCATCCCGCACTAATCTGTATTTCAACCAATTGCTCAGGGAACGTGGCAAAATGCGCCCCGGCATAAGGGCGTGTTGGAATGTCCCAAACACAACGCTTGCTACGTCCCAATCCTTTCTTAATTGATTTCATTATTCGTCTTTTAACATCCGATGGGTTTTGGACTCCATTTTTAGCATACTCTTTCGTGGCTTTTCCCGTATATTGCTCGTATTTAGTTTTCAATGTTTCGAATTGTTGCTCGAAATAATAGTCTCGACCGCGCCAATAAGAACGTTTTACTCTTCCAGTTCCACCGCATCGCTTGCAATTTTCGCCGTCTTCATCCAAACCGTCCTCGCATTTATTGCAATCTACAAATCGCCAATCTTCGTTCTCCACGCCCTTTATTCCCAATGGCTTGACAGAAGAGAGTCTCGCGTCATTCTCATTAACCCAATAGAGCGTGGAAACATTCTTGATGAAAAAATAAATGTATTCGAAATCTATGGGAAACCTGTCTCTAACAGAGCTCGGCATGCTGTTTCTTTTATACCATATCAGCACGTTTCTGGCGATCCAACCGCGATTGACCATTTCTATTGCGAACCTCTGCGGAACCAGACAAAGGCTCTTTCTCGGTAATTGATTGTTCTTACCCTGTTTATAGCGCGGCTGACCTTCCCGGAGCCCGCCCTTATTGTAATCACCGCCTGCACCTCCACTTCCCGCGTACGTGTCGCCCAGATTAACCCAGCAGGTTCCAGACTTCTTTAGAACCCGTCTTATCTCATCGAAAATATCGCAGAGGTGTTTTATGAACATTTCGAAGTCCGGCTCCAGTCCCAGCGAGCCTTTCCACGCCCCGCACTTGCTGCAGAAATTACTGCTTGCGTCTATGTCGAAGCCGCGCTTCATTGTCTTTGTATCCTTGCCCATTTCCATGTCCATGCGTGCCATTGCCGGTATTACCGTCTGAAACTTTCTTTTAATGTTAGTCCATTCATGTTCGCACGCCGGATCTCCGTCCCAGATCATCGGCGGTAACTTGTAATCTCGCAATCCCCAGTAGGGCGGAGAGGTGATAACGGTGTCGATGCACTCATCCGGAAAGCGTTTCAACACGTCCAGAACGTGCCCGTGAAAGATCTGATCTCGTATTTTAATTTTCATCGTGGATGCTTCTCCTAATGGCAATTGCAAGATGATACGACATTAACGGGGGCACGGCATTACCGACCATCTTATAACAGGCGGTCTTAGAGCCGTAGAATACGAATGAGTCGGGATTCGCTTTAGCCCTGCTGAACTCGGGGCATGGTGGGCTCCCGATCACGATATCGACATCGGAAAAATCCTTTGGGTCGAGTTCGGTAATGTCCGAGAGAATGAACTCGGCATCGGGATGATTCTTTTCGAATGTTTCTTGCACGTGCTTGTTAGAATCAATCCCGTATTTTATTTTAGAGCCAGCCCGCTGGAAACCGTGCGAAAAACCGCCAGCTCCGCAGAACAAATCCAAAACCATCAGCTTGCTACGTGGCATTCGAATACTCGCTCCAGAACATCAATAGTAACATGATAATGAATGAGATTAGCGCAATTAATAGCGCCGAACCGAAAAAAAGGTCGGTCACGGTTTTACGCTCCCCTGAACCATTTTTATTAGGGGCATTATTCATTGCCCTCCAGGCTCGTCAGGATTATCACGCGGCTCTTCCCATCGAGCTCGCTTAGTATATCACTCAACTGGCGGCTCTTCGATGGGATCTCCATCATGAGCCGCTCAGACTGTTCGAATGGAAAATTAGAGTCTTCCCAAACGGGCTTGGGAATGCGTATGTACCATACGTCCACGCTCTTGTTGCCAGACTTGCGCCTGACAACGGCGAAACGTGTTTCTTTTCTCAGCGTCATTTAGACATCAGCTCCATTTCTAATTTTAATTTCATGAAATTTCTTAGATAATTTTATAAATTTTTTATGCTAACATATACATGCATAAAAAACATAAAAAAGTTTAGGTGTTAATCATGAAAATTTCCGAAATTGATGCTAAATCGAAGAACGTGAGCCTCGTGGCAGTCGTGAACGAGAAAGATGAGCCTCGACGTGTTAATACGCGAAATGGCGAACAAACTGTTTGCAGCTTTCTTCTCGTTGATGGGACCGGTCAGATCCTGCTATCGCTGTGGGATGACGACATAAACAAGTTTAATGTCGGCGACCGCGTGAAACTCACGAAGGCTTACGTTTCAGTTTATAATGGCGTGCTCCAGCTTAACGTCGGCAAGTGGGGCACGATAGAGAAGACCAGTGAGCCGGTTGAAACGGCTGACGTTAC